AAGACTGACGCAAGGGCGGACAACCGTTGGCAGAACTGGTCAGGCCGGCTGAGTTCGCGCAGATCAAGGGCGTGACGCGGCAGACGGTGGCAACGGCGATGAAGAGCCGGATTGCTGCGGCGGTGGTGGAGCGCGGGGGGAAGAAGCTGCTGCGGCGCGAGCTGGCGCTGGAGCTGTGGGACCGGAACACGGCGCGGAACAACAACGCGGTGGTGGGCGCCAGGGGCGAGCCGGTGAAGCCTGCGCCTGTGGCCCCTCGCCCCGCTGCCCCCCCACCTGGCCCCGGCGCGCGCGTCAGTGACGACGACCTGGCGGCGTTCATCCGTGGGTTGCCGGAGGATCAGATCCCGGACCTGAATGAGAGCAGGGCAAGGCGTGAGCACTACCAGGCAGAGAAGGCCAGGTTGGAGGCGCTGCAGGGCAGGGGCGAGCTGGTGCCGGCGGCGGATGTGAAGCGGCAGGCGTTCGAGCTGGCGCGTGCGGTGCGTGATGAGCTGGGCGGGATCCCGGATCGGGTGGCGTCGATGATCGCGGCCTGCAGTGATGTGCGGCAGGTGCACCGGATGCTGTCGGAGGAGATCCGGGTGGCGCTGCGAGGGTTGAGCGATGGCTGATGGGGCGGCGGTGTATCGGGCGGCGTTCCTTGAGGGACTGCGGCCACCGGCGGCGATGACGGTGAGCGAGTGGGCGGATGCGCACCGGATCCTGTCGGGCAAGGGCAGCGCGGAGAAGGGGCCCTGGCGGACGGGCCGGACCCCGTTCTTGCGCGAGCCGATGGACTGCCTGAGCCCGGGGTCACCGTGGCGGCGGGTGGTGCTGATGTTCGGGAGCCAGATGGGGAAGACGGAGGTGGTGCTGAACTGGCTGGGGGCGATCATCCACCTGTGGCCGGGGCCTGCGCTGCTGGTGCAGCCGACCTTGGACATGGCGAAGCGGCTGAATCGGCAGCGGCTGGAGCCGTTGCTGAGGGAGACGCCGGCGCTGAGCGAGCTGATCGCCCCGGCGCGGTCGCGGGACTCGGGCAACACGATGTTCCTCAAGGAGTTCCGCGGCGGCCTGTTCGTGCTGACGGGCGCGAATAGCGGCAGCGGGCTGCAGTCGATGCCGGCGGCGTACTTGGCGGCGGACGAGGTGAGCAGCTATCCGCTGGAGGCGGACGACAAGGGCGACCCACTGGAGAACGCGGAGACGCGGACGAGCACGTTCCCCATGGGGAAGGTTCTGATCACCTCGACGCCGGGAACCAGGGGCGCGTGTCGGATCACGGAGGAGTTCGAGAAGCGATCGGACCGCAGGCAGCTGGCGCTGCTGATGCCGTGCTGCGGATCGCTGCAGGTGCTGCGGTGGCGGGAGCACATGCAATGGGACCGGCCGGATGGTGAGGTGTGGGCGCGGTGCCCGGGATGCGGTGAGCGTGTGGGGCAGCAGCACAAGACCAGCATGCTGCTGGGTGCGGAGTGGCAGGCGAGCGCCCCGGGCGATGGGTTGACGGCAGGGTTCCACCTGCCGGGCTGGTATGCGCCGGCGGGGTGGACCAGCTGGGAGCAGATCCGGGATGAGTTCATGCGGGCGAAGGATGATCCGCTGCTGCTCAAGGGCTGGGTGAACAAGCGGGCAGCGGAGGCCTGGGAGGATGAGGCGGTGGCGCGGATCAGCGCGGACGGGTTGATGGCACGGGCGGCAGAGGATCCGTACCCGGCGGGGCAGGTGCCGGCTGGTGTGGTGCTGCTGCTCATGGCGGTGGACGTGCAAGACACATGGCTGGAGACAACGGTCTGGGGCGTGGGCCGGGGGGAAGAGCTGTGGCGGATCTGGCACCAGAAGGTGGAGGGTGACCCGGCGCAGGACGATGTGTGGGATCAGATCGAGAGCATCCGCACGACGCAGTGGCCGCGGGCCGGTGGCGGGGTGATGACGGTGAGGCACTGCGGAGTGGACACCGGGGGCCACTTCACGCAGGAGGCGTATGAGTATTGCCGGCGTCATGCGGGCGCGGGGGTGGTGGCGCTGAAGGGCAGCAGCACGCGCAACGCACCGGCGCTGAGCAAGGGCAACAAGGTCGACCTGAACTGGCGGGGCCGGGTGATCAAGGGCGGGCTGACGCTGTATCTGGTGGGCGGCGACACGCTGAAGCGGACCATCTACGCCAGGTTGAAGCGGGAGACCGCCGGGCCCGGTGCGGTGCACTTCGACGACGGCACAACGGAGGACTACCTGAAGGGGCTGACCTGCGAGCGGCTGGTGCCGCGGTATGTGAAGGGCTTTCAGGTGCTGGAGTGGCAGAAGCCGTCGGGCGCGCGCAATGAACCGCTCGACCTGGTGGTGTATTGCCTGGCGCTGCTGGAGCTGGTGAAGCGGCGGTATAACCGGGCGACGATGTGGGACCAGCTGGCGGCGGCAGTGGAGCAGGGCAAGCCGGCGGCGGCGGCGGGAGAGGTGAAGCGGCGGCGGCCAGCCCCGGCGCGTGGTGGCGCGAGCTTCGTCAGCGGGTGGTAGCTCAGGCTGCCGCTACAGTGACCGGAAGGAGGTGGCGCCTGTGACGGTACCGGCAGAGATCAGAGCAGGCGACACGGTGCAATGGATCGAGCCGGCGGCGGTTGATCTGGACGGCAATGCGGCCACGTCCGCGACCTGGACGCTGAGCACGTTCCTGCGGACGAACACGGCGAGCGAGGGCGCGACGGTCACCGGCACGGCGCGGAGTGACGGCGGGTGGGACATGGCGATCAGCGCCACGACGTCGAGCGCGTTCGATGCGGGGCAGTGGTACTGGCAGACGCGGATCAGCAGCGGCGCGACGGTCATCACCGTTGGCAGCGGCACCACGCTGGTGGTCGCGGCGCTCAGCTATGCCGGCTCGCCCGGGGCGGTCGATGGCAGGAGCCAGGCAGAGCAGGATCTGGAGGCGGTGCAGGCTGCGATCAGATCGCTGATCAGCAAAGGCGCGAAGCAGTACACCATCGGCAGCCGGAGCTTCACGGCCAACGACCTGGGGCAGCTGATGGAGCGAGAGGCGCAGCTGAAAGCGATCGTGGCGCGCGAGCGTGCAGCGGAGAAGGTGGCGGCTGGGTTGGGTGATCCGCGGAATCTGTTCGTGAGGTTCACCTGATGGCGAAGCGGAAGCGCAGCAGCGGCAAGGCCAGCGGCGGCCGGATCGCAGGTGGTGGGTTCGAGGCTGTGGAGCAGCCAGCACCGAAGCGGCGGCGCCGGCAGTATGAGGGCGCGATGGTGTCGCGGCTCACCTCGGACTGGGTGACCTCGAGCACGAGTGCAGACGCTGAGATTGACGGCAGCCTGATCCGGCTGCGGAACCGCTCGCGCCAGCTGGTGCGGGATAACAGCTACGCCAGGCAGGCGATCCGTGCGATCGGCGCCAACGTGGTGGGTCGCGGCATCAGGCTGCAGGGCAGGGTGATGATGCAGCGCGGCGGCGGCCGGCTGGATCAGGGACTGAACGGCCGGATTGAAGCGAGCTGGCAGCAGTGGGGCAAGAAGGACCGCTGCCATGTGGCGGGGAAGTTGGGCCTGCCTGAGATCCTGCGGCTGGCGATGCGCAGCGTCGCGGAGTCGGGCGAGGTGTTCATCCGGGTGGTGCCGGAAGCGTTCGGCCGGAGCCGCGTCCCCCTGGCGCTGGAGATCATCGAGGCGGACTACTGCGACGAGGGCAAGAGCAGCGGGCCTGATGCTCAGGGCAACGAGTGGCGGATGGGCGTGCGGGTGAACCGCTGGGGCCGTCCGCTCAGCTACGCCTTCCGCACGCGGCACCCTGGCGACATGATCAACGGGGTGGGCTACGCCACGCAGGAGGTGCCGGCCTCGGAGATCATCCACCTGTTCGTGACGGAGCGGCCTGGGCAGACGCGCGGCGTGCCGTGGATGGCGTCAGCGGTGAAGCGGCTGCATCACCTGGCGGGATACGAGGAGGCCGAGGTGGTGCGTGCGCGGGCGAGCTCCAGCCTGATGGGGTTCATCCAGAGCCCGGAGGGTGAGCTACAGGGCGATGACGTGTACGACGAAGAGCGCGTCTCAAACTTCGAGCCGGGCGTGTTCAAGTACCTGGCACCGGGCGAGAGCGTGAGCGTGCCGCAGCTGGATGCACCGGATGGGCAGTTCGAGCCGTTCCTGCGGGCGATGCTGCGGGCGGTGGCGGCGGCGATCGGCTGCAGCTACGAGACGGTCAGCAGGGACTTCAGCCAGAGCAACTACAGCAGCAGCCGGCTGAGCCTGCTGGAGGATCGGGAGGAATGGCGGACGCTGCAGGACTGGCTGATCGAGCACCTGCTGCAGCCGGTGTTTGAGCGTTGGCTGGCGGCTGCGGTCGGCAGTGGCGCACTGGTGCTGCCTGGGTATGAGGTGGTGCCGGAGCGGTTCGAGATGGTGCGTTGGTTCCCGCGCGGGTGGGCGTGGGTCGATCCTGGGAAGGAGGTGGCGGCCTACAAGGACGCGGTGCGGTCGGGCTTCAAGACCCAGGCGCAGGTGGTGGCTGAGAGCGGTGGCGACCTGGAGGATCTGCTGTTGGCCCGCGCCAATGAGGTGGATCGTGCGGAACAGCTGGGCCTGCAGTTCGACACGAACCCGGCGCAGGTATCGGGCGCTGGTGTGACCCAGGCCCGGCCGCCGGGATCGGAGCAGCCTGG